CCTGTGACCAGCATCTTGACGAGCGTGAGACCGGCGGTTTTCTTGGCCTCGTTGAAGGCGTCGAGCAGATTTCTGAGCTCGCGGATGTCGTTTGCTGCATCCGGTCCATCCAGACCGACATCGGACAAGGCGTGACGCGCCCCACGCTCAGCGGCGCGCTCCAGCAGGGTTTCGAATTCGTCATGGGGCATGACCACCATGCCATCCATCAGATGGGGTTCGTTCATCTTCTTTCCTTTCAACTCTGGTCGGCACTGCTATCGGCGTTATGGACTGCCGGGTGTTCGGCCACACATGTGATTTCCACCTGCTCGCCACGCGGGCGCACCGCGATCACCCGGGCCAGCAGGCTCCATTGCTCGGCCACCCCAAAGGCGAAATGGGTGCGCTCGGCCGACAGGCCGGTTTCGATGGGGATGTCGGGCAGGTCTGCAAAGACCACCTGCTGCGCATCACTTCCAGGTGTCACCGCATGCGGGCCGCTGACCCCGCCATCGCGGCGGCGCAATGCCATCACGTGTGGTGTGTGCGGCTGACCATCCGTGAATTGGATAGGCTCGGACAGCGTGGCGGTGTGGGTGTCGGCATCCCAGGCAACGATCTCGCCGCCCGCGCCCCAACTGGGCATGTCATGGGCAATGGCGATCAGGTCGCCATAGGTCGGAATCAGGCCTTCGAGCTCGGTGCGCAAGGTGATGATGCGACGGCGGTAGCGGTTGGCCGCCGCCAGATACAGCCCCTCGCGCACCGCATGGGCCTCGGTGGTGCAACCAAAGAGCCGCAGCTTGGCCGGATTGGTGCTGCTGGAGCCCGGCAGGCTCACCGTCACTTCATCAGGCTTCCAGGTGCGGCTGCTGAAGAATTCCACCGTCACCGCGTCCGCCGTCTCTTCGCCCGGCATCACGTACTGGATCTTGAGGCTGTTCTTGACGATGTTGCGCGGGCTGAAGAGCGCCACGGGCAGTAGCCGGGCTTCGTCACGCACCAGACGCACGATGCCGCCTTGCAGGAAAGGCACCGCCCGGCCACAGCGGGCGACCCGGGTCAGCGCCTCCCAGACGGTGACCTGCTGATCGAACACGCCATCGAACTGGTCAACCCGATCGGCCCAGACCTGATCGAGTTGCGCCAAGGCAGCCAGATCGATGCGCGTATCGGGCAGCTTGGCGCCGTAGCTGGCACGCAGGATGTCGGCAAAGGCCCAGGCGATTGAGCGCGTGGGCAGGGTTGAGGACCAACCAGACTCTGCAGACCAGACCGGCAGCTTGCGCGTGACGATGCAGTTGATCAGGCGGCTGGAGCGCTGCGACAGGTTGTCGGTCGCGCGCATGCGGATGGCGAGCAGTGTGACGTTGTCAGGGAAAGTAACGCCGCCGGCCAGATAGCCCCGGGCCTCACCCCAGCGCACCTCATGCCCGGCGCGTGAATTGGTGTCTTTTCCATCGAGCCTCGTGGCACGCACTTCGTATCGCCCTGCTGCTATGGGATAACGGTAAGTGCGCCGCTGTGGCGTAGTGGTGGCAGCGGTCAGGCTCTCACTGCCCAGCGTGAACCAGTCGTTCAGTGGATCGCCCTCGGCATCGATGGCCCGGGCTTCGACCTTCCAGCTGGCACTGCGGCTGTCCAGGCCACCGGCGTCATTGGCGTAATACAGCCCGCGCGGCAGCAGGATGTCGATGCCAATGTGCGTAACCTCACTGTCGGCCGGGTTGATGGCAAAGCCCCCGGTCCAGGTGCCAGCCAGCAATTCCTGGCCGGCGACCTCTGGCGCAGTCACCACATCCGGGTTGAAGAGCGTGACCGGACTGCCCGGCGGGACGATCTGGTAGGTCACCTCCTCGAACGAGGCCATGGGGGTGTCCTCGATGCGGATCTGCTCGATGTCGTACTCACCCAGGCCAATGCAGTGCAGTTGATGCAGGAACTGTTCATTGCCCTGGTATTCGCCATAGGGCGTGGCGGCCAGGTCGGGATAGACCAGATGGCGGCCGTAGACGACCGGAATGGGTTGGGCAAGCCGCGCATAGTTGCCCTGACCTTGCAGGCTGTAGGTGGGCGACGGTTGCGCCAAGCTCCCGCCCGAGCCGGCAAATGACGGCATGTTGGGCGTGGGCAGCGGCACCAGGGCGCTGACCAGAGCGGAACCTGCCGTCATGATGATGGCCGACCCGACCGCTGTGGCCAGGTTGCCGCTGAATCCCAGGCTCGCTCCCAAGGGGCCGCCATAGACGGTCGCGACCACCATCACCGCGATCATCAGAACCGTGCGCAGCGGGTTCTTCCCACCGCCCCCACCACCACCCCCGCCCTGCGGCAGTGTGATGAAGAGCACCACGCCATCGATCGGTGTGACCGCCCAATCGGCACGCAACACAGGGGCACCGTTCTTGATGCAAACGGTGGGCTGATCGAACTCGGCAATGCCCTGGGCACCGAGCCACTCGCGGATGGTCTGGCCGGGGTGGGCCACCATCACCTCGCGCTGGCTGGGCTGGAAGGGGTTGCGTAAAAGTACAACAACAGCCCCCACGCTCCCTTCGGTCGCTGCCCCCCGAGGGGGCGCAATGCCCGCCTTGGGGCGGCCCGGCGACGGGCATTCTGCGCTTTGCTCGGCGTGAATCACGTCATCTCCACAAATCGGTAATAGCCCTCCACCCGCCAGCCATGCAGCAGGAGCTCGGGGAGCTTCTGGAACACGACGCCCGCGTCTTTGACCGCGTGGAGAACACCACCGCCGTCGACGGCCAGCCACACGCCGACATGCACCGGGTGGCGGGACTGGCGCAGCAGCACGGCATCGCCGTCGGCGGGTTGCGCCACAACCACCCAGCGCTGTCGCTCGGGGTGGTCGCGGAAGGTGGTCATCACGGTGCGCAGGTCGTTGGCGTCCACCGGGATTTCGGGCAGGTCTCGGCCAAAGTGCTCGCGCTGGATGGCCAGGAACAGGCCCCAGCAATCGAACGCGTCCGGGCCACGTGCACCGGCGTGCCAGGGCCGACCGATGAGATCGGCCGCCCAATGGGGTGTCGGGTTCATCGGGTCAAGCCCGGGAAGGTTTTGGCGGTGTAGCTGATGCCTGGGAAAGCCTTGTTGCCCACATCCAGCATGCGGGCACGGCCGGTCACCCGGAAGATGTCGGCTTCGACCTCGGTCAGCACCAGGTGGATGGGTGGATCCATCTGTGGCCCTTCCAGATCGGTGGACAGGTACGGCCGGTAAGTTACCTCGATCACCGACTGCGACTCGGCCGCCGCATCCAGGTGGCGCACGATTTCGCGCGAGACGTTGTCGAGCGTCACAGTGATTTCCGGCACGGGCATGGTATCCACTGGTGGCAAATCCAGCTCAAAGCCCATGGCCACGAACTGCACGCGCTCGCCGGCTTGCAGCGGCGCTTGCGATTCCAGCCGAGCCCACAGATCACCGGTGTCGCGCACCACGCGAATGGCGACCAGTTGGCCCGCATCATCGACGAAGGCAGGGTGGCGCAACTCCAGGGTGTGCAGGATGATCTGCTGCGACGGGGCGCTGGCGTAGGCCTCTTTGATGGCTTCAGATAAAGCAGTGTTCGGCATGGCGCCCCTACAGAATGACGGGGTAAGGCACGTAGCTGGTTTCGCTGTCGTCCTCGGGTAACTGCGCCTCGCCGGCATAACCACTGGCCAGCACCTGACCATCGTCGAGCAGAAACACCAAGCCTTGCTCAGAGCTGGACCCATAGGACGAAAGATCAACCACGCGACGCTGCGCAATGCGCACCAGTTCCACACTGCTGCGGTTGGTGACATCGCCCAGCCCGAGCGCCCCGTTGCCGTTGTAGCCCCAGGCGCAGACGGTGCCGTTTTCCAATAAGGCGGCGCCATAGTTGTAGGAACCGGTGCCACCGTGCACGGCCTTGACCACCGTATTGCCCACCGGCACTTGCACGAAGTTGCCGCTGTTGCTGCCGTTGGCGTTGCCCCAGTAAGCACCGGTACCGCAGGCCCACAAAGTTTTGTCGGTTTTCTTGAGGTAGGTGAGCGGTTGATCGTGGCTGCCAGCGTAGACATCGAGCACGTTGGTCGCCACCTGCACCGGAGTGAACTGGTTGGCGAGATTGCCATTGCCGAGTTGCCCAAAGTCGTTGGTGCCCCAGGCATGCAGGGCACCGGTGCTGTCCAAGGCAAAGGCGTGCACGTAAGCCCCGAACACTTTGACGATGGTTTTGCCGGTGAGACTGCCCCCGGCACGCGGCATGGCGACGTTGGCCTGATTGGTGGTGCCGTCGCCCAGCTGGCCGTTGGCGTTGTAACCCCACGAGTACAGGGTGCCGTCGTTTTTGACGGCGTAGTAAGCCGTGTAGCGCTCACGCCCGGCAGCGATCTGGGTAATACCTGAGAGCACCGGCAACTGCACAAAGTTGTTGCGCTGGGTCACATCGCCCAGACCGAGCTGGCCATGGGCGTTGTAGCCGCAGGCGTGCACGGTGCCATCGCTGCACAGCACCAGGGTACTGTTGAACCCCTCGACGCCGCAGTTTTGTGCGACCTGCACCACGGTTTTGCCAGCAATCGAGTTACTGGCATTGGCGCTCATGTTGTAGGGGACCGGCTGATTGGCCGTGTTGCCGGTACCGAGCTGGCCATAGCCATTGAACCCCCAACCCCAGAGCTGGCCGTTCTTGTCGATGCAGTAGCCGTTGGTGTCGTGGCTGTAATAGAGCTTGTCTGCCCCCGGAAAGCCCGGTGGGAAGGCCGTGCGTGCCGGGTAGGAGCGCGCGAAGGTGGTGCCGTCCCCCAGCTTGAAATTGACGTTGCGCCCCCATGCGCGGATGCTGCCATCGGTCATGATCAGACCGAACTGGCGGTAACTGTTGGGTTGCGTATTGCTGGCGTTTTCTGGCAACTTCAATGCCTTGGTGCCCGAGCGCACATCGGGTGTCGCCCAGACCGGCACACCCTGCGCGCCGATGGTGAGCACCTGCCCGGATTGACCTGCGGGCAAGGCGACCAGCTGGTTGCCATCGAAGTAGATGACCTCGCCCGGCAGGCTCGAGACCCCTTGCGTGCCTTGCGCAAACAGATCCCATGCCGGCGAGTTGGCGTGCGGCGCCACGCCCGAGGTGGCGTCCGCGAGACACACAAAGCTGTCGCCGTGGTGGCCGACGACGTCCTGGCGGGCGTAGGTGGCGCTGGCGTCGTATGCGCCGCGCCAGGTAAAGGCAATCTTGCCCAGAGAAACGGTTCCCATGAACAGTCCTTGAAGAAATGGAAGATCGGAATTCAGAACAGGATCGGTGACGGCGCGAAGCGATGGTCGTGGTCGTCATCGCCCGTTTGTGCATGGCTGCCGTTGCCAGTGCTCATCACCTGACCATCGACGGTGAGGAAGTGGTAGGCGCCGTTGTGGTACTCGCCACCCTCGCCGCAGCCCATCGCCCCGGAGCGGGAGAAGTCCACAATGGGTCGGTCGATCAGCACGAAGCGCGAAGGGGCGTTGGAGGTATCGGCATACCCATGGCCGCACTGCCCGGTCGCCCCCATGCCCCAGCCGACCGCCTTGCCGTCAGATCGGAGTGCCATGGCCGACGACCCGTAGCTGCTGCCGTACACCCGCAGCTTGGTGACTTGGGTCAAGAAGTCGCCACCGATGGTGGCCCAGGCGGTGCGGTCACTGCCGCCGCCGATGCTGTAGCCGTTGTACCCGGTGTGGCGCACCGTGCCGTCTTGCATGAGCGCCAGCGTCCTGCCATAACCGCCGGAGATGGCGTAGGCATCGGTCACGCCGTCGAGCACCTTGTATGGAAACAGCGCGTGTCCGGTCCAGATATCGCCGGTGAAACCCGTGCCCCAGCTGCCGCCGACCTGACCGCTGTCATGCCCCCAGCGGTAGAGTGATCCGTCTTCGAGCACCAGGCCGTAGGCGCGGTAGTACTGGGCGCCAGCCACCCAATGCCCGTCGGACTCGGAGCAGAAGACTTTTTTGACGCGCTTGTCGCTGCCCCAGGGCATGAGCAGGCGGTGGACAGATTGGTCGCTGCCAAAGCCACAGGCGTTCGCCTCGCCGGCCACCCACAACTTACCCTGGGTGTCCGCCAGGTAGCTCGCGGCATGAAAGCCGCCCGACAGAAAGACCTCGCGGATCGGGGTGTCGAGCGTGAACGGCACGAGCGTGGGCGTGGTGACGGTGGTGCTGTGCCCGAGTCCCAGGCTGCCATAGCGGTTGTTGCCCCAGACATAGACGCGGCCGGCGTCATCCAGGCAAGCGAACATGCGATAGCCGTACCAGTCGTGCCCGGTGAAGACCCGCTTTACCACGGCAGCGGCAGGCAACTGGCCCGCGCCATTGACGCGTCGAGGCACCGGATTGGCGGTGGCTGTGGGCGAGCCCCCGTCGCTGTTGGCCCCGGCGTGCCACAAGCCGCCACTGGCATCGATGAAGAAGGTCTCGTCCCACATGCAGGTGATGGACGTGATGCGAGGCGTGCCGGGTGGAAATGCCACCCGCGCGGGGAAGGTGCGACTGATGTCACCGGTGTTGCCGGTGCCCTGCTGGCCGGTGAGCGCCCGACCCCAGGCACGCACCGAGCCGTCGTTCATGAGCGCGGCCATGAAGAAGTTGGCGCTGTGGTAGTCGGCCGCCGCGCGGTCGGTGTTCATCAGCGCCGTGGCCACCGTGCCGTTGCGATCGGCCATGAAGCGGAATTCCACACCATCCACCCCATTGGCGCCATTCGCGTGGAGCACCATGCTGCCGATGCCACCCACCGACACCCCACCGGTGAGCAAGTGGCCTTTGAGGGTTGCATCCTGCTGGCCCAGCGCAAAGGGCTGTGGCTGACCGTGGCGGATCACCCAGGCGCCGCCTTCCTTGAAGACCACATCCCCATCCCGATAGCCCAGGTAGGGCGAGTAGAGGCCGCGCCAGCGGTAGCCCAGCGCCGATATATCCAGGTTCACAGTTGCACCTCCAGGGCGTTTTGATGGAGGGCAAAGGTCACCCCTTCGGCCAGGGTCCAGGCCAGGAAGTCTTGCGCATTGAAGTTGGCATCCCGCCCCTCGGTCAGCAGCAACTCCGATCCGTCGCTGGAAAGCGCGAACCCATAGAAGCGAGGCAAAGCCGCGGTGTGGACCAGCTCGTAGCCGGATTCATCGACCTTGACCTTCAGCAGCATCCCGCGTGCGCCAATCAGGGAGTCAGGCAGCCCCACCGCGAGCAGCCGGGCGATGACCTGCTGCAACACGGCTTCAGCATCCACCAGGATCTGGTTGCCGCTGAACTGCACCTGGTTGAGCACGGCAGTGGTGTCCGCCACGCCTTGGTCGGCCGAGGCTTGGGCACGGTCGGCTTCGCTGGCGGCGAGTTCGGCCGAGGTGAGCGCGTCTTGCGCGGCGGCCTGGCTCTGGGCCAGCAGGCCGTCGGCGGCGAGGTTGATGCGGGCATCGGCGTCCGCCAGCAGCTTGGCCACGGTGGCGACCGCGCCACCCTCGGTGGTCACGGTCTGCGCGGCGGTGCCGTGCACGATGGTGTGCAACAAGGCACTGTCGGCCGTGACCTGCGCGACCGCTTGATACAGATCGGTTTGCAGACTCATAGAAGTTGTTCCGTGTATGCGATGAATGGATGAATCAGGTTTTGCTAGGCCGGCCAGCGAAGCGGCAAGGTGCCGTGCACCAGTTGGTGCAGCTCGCTGCCCATGGCAAAGAGGTCGTCGGCGGAGAGCTCCAGCATCAGGTTGAGCGCGCCCTCGTCGAGCGTGGGCCGCTCGCGGATTTCCAGCTCGCCCTTGACGTCCCAGCGCCGGGCCGAGCGCAGCTGGGCTTCGAACTGACGGGTGAAACGGGCTTCGTGGGGCAAGAGCCCGAGGCCGCCAAGCAAGGTGATTTCGAACCACTGCCCGCCCTCGTCGGCGTGGTACTTGTACCAAGCCTCGAACAGGGCAAACTCGAACTCGCTGAACAGCCAGCGCACGGTGATGCGCGTGGGCGTTTGCCGAAAGCGGCGACGCTGGCGCGCCGGGCCCGATTCCATGTCGGTGCGCAGCACAGCCTCTTGCGGCGTGAGGCCATAGCCTTCGACCGAGGGCAGCGGCAGCGTTGTGGGCCAGGTGATGTTCATCCACACCTCCTCATCGCATCGCTCCGGCTGCAGGATTGAGTCCGTAGCGGCGCTCCAGGGTCGGCGCCAAGCCGGAACCCTGCGAGATCGACCGGGCCATGCGCGCTTCCATTTGCTCGACAATGACATCGAGCCGCGTACTGCCATCGGGCTGCTGTTGCTGCTCGACGCGGGTCTCCACCCCACTGGCACGGTTAATCACGTTCACTTCCACATGGACTTGAGGTTTGGTGGCGACGGCGCCACCCAAGGCACGCAATTGCCCCGGCGTGAACACCGCCTCCCCCTGTCGGGCGATGATGGGTACTTCGCCCGACACCAGGCCGCCGGTGTGGAAGCGGCGCGCACCGGCAAACAGGGTGGCACTGACCTGACGCGATGGCAGGCCATCGCTACCGAGCAGGCCCCCGCTGTGCGCGATATTGGCGTTCACGCCCATCAGGTCACCGGAGCCCAAAGGCAGCGCGGCACTGGCCGCCGGCGCAAACAGGCTCATCGCAAAGTTCGCCAGCGGCAAGGTGATGGCGCGCTGGATCTGGATGCGGATCAGGTCGCTGATGATGGAATTGGCCAGGCTGTTGAAGTCCAGCTTGCCGGTCATCACAAACTGGGTGAGCGCATCCTCCATGGATTTGAAGGCGCCCGTCACCGCGCGTTCGGCCTGCTTGGCGGCGTTGGTGGCATCCTCGATATAGGTGCGCAAGGCCGCCTTGGCCCCGAACTCGGTGCTGCGCTGGTACTCGGCGTTGGCCCGAATCAGGCTCTCCACAATGGGGAGCTGACGCGCCAGGGCGTCGTTGATGGCCTCGATGGTCTGGGCACGCAGATCGGCGTCCTGGAGCTGGCTGGCTTCCTTGCGCGCGGCAGTCGCAGACTTTTCGAGTTCGTTGCGGGCTTGCAGGACGGCACGTTCGCTCGCCGACAGATCCAGCATCTCGCGCTGCAGCTGCAAGGCCTCAATGCGCTGACGGTTGCCGCCGATCAGCCCTTCGGTGATCTTGCGGGCGGCCGCTTCTCCTTTTTCGTAAGCATCGAAGGCCTGGTTGGCGGCTTTCTGCCGCTCAATGGCTTCGAGCACCTGGATGTACTGCTCGGCTTGCGCCACCACCCCCTGGTAGCCCTTGGCCTCGATCTGCAAGGCACGCGCACGCAGCTCGGCCGCTTCGCCTTCCTGGGTGCGCAGGAGCCGGGTGCGCAACTGGTTGAGGAAGGCCTCGCCCTCATCAGGTTTGGCGGCAGCAGTAGGCCTGGTAAAGGCGCTGAAGTCCAGATTGGCCGGTGGCCGGGGCGCACGGGGCAAGGTCGGCAGGAAGCGGTCGTAGATGGCCTGAACTTCCCGGGCCTGCGCTTCGGTGTCGAGCACGAACCGCTGGCCCATAACGCGCACCGTGCGGCGCTGCTCGTCAAAGAAGCGGGCCACGCGATCGGTATAGCCCGGGTTCTGGTTGATGTTGAATAGCCGGTCATTGGCGGCACGCACATAGTCGTCACGTGCCGTTTGCAGTTTGGCGATTTCGGCATCGATGGCCTGTGCATCGAACCCATAGTTCTTGTAGAAGGTCAGCAGTTCGGTCTTGAACCAGGTCTCGATGTCCTTGCCTACCACCGACAGGCTGTCAAAGGGCTGGGCGATCACGCGCTTCAAGAGCACTGCCGACTCGGCGATGAAGGCCAGACCGGAAGCGACAGACTCCAGAAACGCGAGCGTGGCCTCCCGGTTGGACATGATGCGCTGCAGCTCGTTGCTGAAGCTGCCGGTCTCGGTCTGCGCCAGGATCACCTGCTCGGTGAAGTCGGCCAGCACCGGAATGACGGCCGCGCCGATCTGGCGCTGCACGCCCTCGAAGATGGCCGACAGGCGCGTGAGGTTGTCGTTGAAGACTTCCGAGGCGCGTGCCACGTCTTCGGACATCACCAGCCCTAAGCGCTGCGCTTCTTCCATCAGCGCGGTGATGCCCTCTCGCCCCTGGTTGAGGAAGGGGATCAGGTTGAGCCCCTCACGGCCAAAGAGCTTGATGGCCATGGCCGCCTTGTCTGCGCCGTCGGGCATATCGGCGAACTTCTCGGCCAGATCCAGCAAGACCTGCTCGGTTGGCCGGATCTGCCCATGGGCGTCGGTGGCCGCCACACCCAGCGCCTGCAAGGCCTTGCTGCCTTCAGCACCCTCGAAGCGGCTGTCAAACAACGCGACAGACAGGCGCTGCAGCCCCTTGGTCAGCCCTTCAGTGCTGACGTCCGAGAGCTTGGCGGCATAGTCGAGCGCGGTGAGCGCTTCAACCGAGACACCGGTCTTTTGCGAGAGCTTGAAGAACTCATCACCAACCCGAGCCACCGGCATGACCAAGGCGGTGAGGCCCACGCCCAAGGCGGCAATGCTGGTGCCCGCCATCAGACCGGCGGGGCCGAGCTTACCCAAGACTGAGCCAAGCACGCCAAGCCGGTCGATGGCGGCCTGCAATTGGAACTTGGCGTCGTTGGCGGCAGACGACAGCAGTTTCAGGCCCCCAGACGCTGGCGTGGCCGCCGCCTCGATTTTTTTGAGCGAGCGCTCCCCCTTCTCACCGATCTCGGACAGTTCGGCTTTGACCTTGCCGCCGTCGACCACGGACAGGCGGATGGAGAGGTTGCGTTCGGCCATGGGAAGAAGAAATCCGATATCGGGTGAATCGTGGGTCTATGTGTCTTGTTGCAATGTGCTCATCAGGCCCGCCTCGACTGCTGGAAAGAGATCGATTGCCGTCGCGCGATCGAGCCCCGTGCACTCGCAAGCCAGCATCCAGGCATTGAGGTCGAGCCCCACCACGCGGCCCTGCGCCATGCGCAATTGGCTGGCACAGATGTCAATCGCACTGGCGGCTTGCCAGCCTTCCAGGCTCTCGGGCGCGTTCATGGTGTAGGGGCACTCGGGACATGATTCAGGGCAGGCGCTGCAATAGCTCGGCCCGCCACCGAAGTGCCACGCGGTGCGGGCCTTCAGGCGTTTTTTTCTGAATCGAGGGCGTAGAGGCCAGCGAGGTATTCGCGTTCGAAGGCATCGGCCAGTAGCCAGTGCTCCATCAGGGCAGCGACCCCCTCGGGGGTGACGGCAGTTGGTTTGCCCTTGTCGTCGGCCACACCTTCCCAGGCCAAGACAGCCAACTTGGCGAGTTCCGTGATGAGCGTCGCGGTGCGCTCCCCAGCCGCAGCAGTATCGGTGCCGGCGACCTTGGACGCGGCATGACGGGCGGCCATGACGAGTGCCGTGGTGGCGGGACGCACCTGCAGGCGCACGCCGGCGGCCAGCGTGATCCAGTGCGGTTCACGCGGGAGATTGAGTTTGATCATGAGAAACCTCGGTCGAGTGATCAGTAGGAAGAGACGTCGTTCACCAGCTCGACGGTGAACATGCGCGCCATGCTGGTGGCCTTGGCGGCTTGCCATTCGAAGGTGGCCTGGATGCCGCCGGGGCCCGAGATGGAGAGCTTGGGTTTGGGCAGATAGACCTCATGGGCGATGAAGGTCAGCCGGTGATCGGCATCGATCGCGTAGCCAAATGTCAATTCCAGCGGGGTGTTGTTGGTGGCCGCATCGATCAGCGTGGTGTCGGCAAAGCGCACCTCCAGGTTGCCGGTGAGGCTTGCCACCGTGGGATCCGCACCGTCGATCTTGCCGTCGGATCGGATGGTCTCGATGCGCTCGAGGTTGTTGGCATAGGTCAGCTGCGCCGAAACCACATTGCCCAGCGCCTGGCCTTCTCGCAGGATTTGGCCTTGAAACTGGTTGAAGCGCTGCAATTCGCGAGTGGCCGGGGTGTCATCCAGCGTGGCGGTGCGCCGTATTTCGCCTTGGGCCACCAGACCGACCGTGGCATTCGCGGCTCCCGAGCGGGCAAAGCCCACCTGCAGGCTGTTGACCATGACGCCGGAAGCCACAAACCAGGCCGGAATATCTGGCAGACCCGTTTCCAGGGTGAGGCTGGGCAGGCTCGGTTTGCCGGAGGTGAATGTGTGGGTGACCACGCCCGTCCCCACCGAGGTGGGCTCACCCAGCAAGGCCTTGAGCCACAGGCCGATGTGCCGCACGTCCAGCGGCACGACCATGTCGCCCTCGACCTTGATCACGTCGCGGATCGGCGCACTCGGGTCGCGCCCGAGGCCGATCAGGTCATTGGCAATCAGCCCCTGTTCGGAGCCGAGTGAGGTGGAGACAAAGGGCAGCTGCCAGTAGCCATCTACCGGGGTGCTGCCATAGGTGGATTCGAACGCGGCCAAGAGGCTGGCGTTCGCGCCGTAGGCACGGGCCATAGGTTTTTCTCCTTGGGAAGTGGGTTCAGTTCAGTGGCCCGGCACTGCTGTAGTGCAGGACCACAGGGAGCAGGCAGGCCTTGATGCCGCTTGTGCCTTCGGGGGCCAGTTCATCGAACTTCGGCTGACCGATTTCGGCGTACTCGACGACACCGGCGAGCGTCCGGTCGGTTTCGATCAGGGTGGCGAGCTCGGTGAGCAGACCGTCCATGCGCGCGTCGCGCGTGCTGGCATCCGGGTCTGCGACAAACAGTTCGATGGCCACCTGGTGCTGCCAGTGGTAAGTCAGTGGCGAGAGCGATACCTCGGGCTCGCCCATCTCGCCGTCGCGCAGAATCGTCATGGCGTGGTCCGCGATACGCTCGGGCAAGGCGGCGTTGCGTTTGACCATCGTGCCCAGTGACAACTGGCCGAGGACCGCGAACAAAGCACCGATGGCGTTTTCTCTTTGGCTCATGACGTTGCACCTTTGCGGTCGGCTTCATCGAAGCGGTTGGCAATGCGCTGGGCCAGCGTGCTGATCCAGCGACGCGCGCTGCGGTCGATGTCGAATTTCTTCTTCAGGGTCACTTGGGGGACGAGCAGGAACATCGGCACCGTGACCAGCCCTCGGCCGGATGCCTGGGCCTTTTGTGAAGCGACCGAGAAACCACCGCGTTGGCCTTGGCGGGCGCGCTGGTTTTCTGCGACGAGGAGCGATGGTTTGCCTCGACGGTAGATGAAGCGCAGGCGCTGGCCGCGCATTCGCTCCCACAGGCCCGGCGTCATGCGCTTGCCGCGAGGGCCTTTGCCGGCAGCCGGTAGCGGGATGGCAAGCCAGAAACCATCCTTGGATCGGATGGTGGCGCCCTGGTCATGCGCGCCGACGATGACGGGTGCCCGACTGTAGACCAGACCTGCCGCCTTGATGCTCATCTGCCCCTTCGGGTAGACCTCGCCGCGCCAGGTGTTGGCCAGCCGTTGACCCAAACCAGCGCCAATGATCTGGCTGCGCAGCTCGGTCTTGAGACCATCGGTGGCTTCGCGGATGGAGTGCGTGACCGCCTGCTCGGCAATGCGCACCTCATCGGCCAGCATCTGGTCCAAGTCGCCAGACAGGGCAGCTTGCAATCTCATACCGGAGCTCCGGTCAGCGTCCAGATCAGCCGGTCGCGATCAACCATCGGCTCGCCCACCACCTGATAGGTCTGGCCGGCAACGGTGAAACGATCGCCCTCGCGTGGATCAGCCACGTCGCGGGCCATCACATCAAAGCGGTGGGTGGCCACCACCAGCCGGGTGTCGCCGAAGGACTCGACCACATCGGCCTGTTTGGCGATGAATCGCGTGGCGATCACGCGACCATCGGCCAGCCGGTAGGTGCCGGGCACCCCCAACCGGGCAAACAGGCGCGAGACCGCGCGCTCAAACGCAACTGGCATCGGATCAGGCGGTTAGCTTGATCAGCACGCCCGGGCGGTGGCACATGGGCAGCGGATTGCTCTGGGTGTGCAGATCGGTGCCACGGTCGAACTGGCGAGGAGCCTGCTTGGCGTACAGCGACTGGCCCAGCGTGTTGACCGTCTCGTTGAAGTCGGCCGGGGCGAAGTAGGTGCCGAAGGTATCGACCGTGCCGAGCGGAAAGGCATGGGCTTCGCCCGCAGCAATGAAGCGGCGGGTACCCAGATCCCCATTGGCCTGCAGGTAGGCGGCTTGGCCCCGGTATTCCTCGAAGGTGACCCCGGCGTAGGTGAAGCCCGAACGCACATCGTTGATCAGCACCGCACCTTGCTGCCAGTTGGTGTAGGCGGTCTTGACCTCCTTGTGGGTGGTCAGTGCCCGGAAGAATTCTGGTGAGCACAGCACATGCACACCGGTCATGAATTCACCCTGCAGGGCGTCTTCAATCTTGGTCAGCAGGTCGTAGCAGTGGCCCTTGACCTCGCTGTTGGCATTGGCCAGATCGAAGTTGACCGATTGCGGCGTGATCTGGAATTCGGTGAACAGGTTGCTGATGACGCTGCCATCGGCATCCAGGATTTCACCCTTCAATGCACCCATACGCAGATGCTCGAGCGTGATGGCGTGCTTGTTGCGCATGGTCTCCAGGTGACGAGCGAGCACGCCGGAGATGGCCTCCATCTCGGTCTCGGAGCCGAAGGCACGGATGCCCTGGACTTCTTCGGGCAGGACCACATCGTCGTGCGGGATGTGCGGAATGACGAAGGAGCGCAGTTTGCGTTTGCCACGTTCACCGACCGTGCCGGGCGAGCCAGGCGGCTTGGTGGGCAGCAGGTTGAGCTTACCGGCGTACTCCTCGACGATGATCTGACGGGTGCGCACCGGCTTGGCCGGGAACAGGTTCAAAGCCTCCAGGCGGCCATAGCGGTTGGGGATGAGGTTGATGGCGGCGGTGAGGCTGGCCATCGAGAATCCAGGGTTCAGAAACGGGTTGTTCATTCGAGGCTCCAGAAATGACGAAACCCGCGCAAGCCAGACGGCCAGGCGGGTTCGGGGATGAAAGACGGGCAGGTTTAGGACGTAGGTCAGGCGGATTCACGCACCAGCACACCGCGCTCGGCCAGCTGCTGCTCGTAGGCCATGCGCTGGGCGCCGGTGAGGGAAATCGGCCAGACCAGCGCGGTCTTGGCCACGATGGCGTGGCGGGCGATCAGGATGGCGTCGCTGCGGTCGGCATTGGTGGCATCGATCGCGTTGGCCAGCACCCCGATGGCGTCCTCAGTGCCGTCGGTGGCGGCGGGGTCGATGGCGTAGTGCTTGCCATCGCTGGCATTGCGGCCGAGTACCGTGCCCAAGGGCAGGTTCTGGCCAGCGGCGATGGTGGCGACGTCCCGCGAATAGCGGTTGGGGGCTTCGTACTTCAACAGGTCGCCGAGGTTGTTTTGTTCGGTGATGGAGGTCATGGGTCAGTCCTTTCTGGGTCTGGTGCGTCAGGCCTGGGCCGTGAGTTTTTTGACGGCGGCCACTATGGGTGAGGCCTCCGGGCGGTCGATGTTTTGCGTGCCAGCATCCACGGTGATGGTCGAGCGGATGTCATCGGCCTCAGACCGTGCCGCACGGGCGTCAATCAGGACGCGCCGGACGTCAGCTTCGGTCTTGCCGACGGCGATGAACTCGGCCGCGCGGTCGGGGCAGCCGGCCAGCAGACAAACCTCGGCGATGGCCTGGGCAGCCTGAGTCACCTCTCGGCGGGCTTCAGCCACCAGCACGGCGGCTTCGTCGGTGCTGATGGTGTCGGCGGTCTCGATCACTTTCTCTTCTTCATTCATGGTCATTTCCTTCTTCAAGGGTGCCGCCTCAGCACGGATGACGCCCCGCACCTGAGACGGCGGATGGTTACGGGCGTTGAGATACGAGTGGAATTCGCTGAGGGTGACCTCCAACGTCTGGAGGCCATCAGCCAGTCCTTGGGCCACAGCATTGCTGCCGAAGAAGAGTCCAGCCTCGGTGGCACGCACGGCATCAACGTCCAGGTCTCGCATCGCAGCCACGTGCTCGGTGAAGATGGAATACAGCCGATCCACTTCGCCTTGCAGCTCGCTCTTGGCGGTATCCGATAAGGGCTCGTGAGGCGAGTAGTCGTTCTTGTGGGCGCCCGCCGTGATGGCCGTAAACCGATAGCCGTCCTTGGCATCCTTGACCGATTGGTCGACATGCAAGGCGATGACGCCGATCGAGCCGACCCCACCGGTTTCTGTTACGAACAGGCGCTGGGCACTGGCGGCAATCGCATAGGCCGCTGAATAGGCGGTATCGTTGGCCACCGCCCAGACGGGTTTCATGGCTGCCACCTCGCGCACACGGCGGGCCAACTCGAAACTGCCCGAGGCTTCGCCGCCCGGGGAGTCGATGTCGAGCAAGATACCGCTGACATGGGGATCAGCCAAGGCAGCATCCAACATCGCGGCGATCTCGCCGTAGGACGTCAGGCCTGATGCGGCTTCCATGCCCAGCGAGCGCTTGACCAGCGAGCCGTGGATCGGTATCACTGCGATGCCGTCGGGGGTTGCGGCTGCAGGCGGCCGTTGGTAAACGGCCATGTCCATGGAAGGCAGCGTGGGGACATCGGCCATACCGATGCGCTGCCCGACCACGGAGAGAATCACGTCCAGCTTGGGTCGGTGAATCAGCAGGGGCGTCCCGAACAGGCGGGAGGCAAGGTAAGTCATGGTTGGGTGTCCTGGTTGTTGGGTGACGCACCGCCAGACTCAGCAGTCTGTGATTCGTCAGTCTGTGGATCGCTTGGCTCTGTCGACACTGCAGCCAGCGCCTGGTCATGCCGGGCATCGGAGTCAAAGACCAAGCCCAGTGCATCGGCCCGGGCGTTATCGGCTGCGATCTCACGGTCCACGTCTTCGGCGTCGTAGCCGTTGCCGGAGATGGCCTCGGATCGGCTCATGAGGCCGGCACGAATAGCGAGCTTCATGGCGTTGTATTCCTTCTGCGGATCGACCCAACTCCAACCCTGTGGGATCCACTTGGCCGACTGATACTGCCGCTTCTCTTTTCGGTAACCGGGCAAGTCCAGTGCCCCTTCCAGCACTGCCTGGTCCATCCAGGCGCGCCAGATCGGCCGACACAGCTGGTGCACGATCACACCGTGCTGCAGGGCCTCACAGCGGCGACGAAACTCCAGCAGGCCCGCCCGGATGGAGGAGTAGTTCACCTGCGTCAGGTCCCCGGTGAGCATCTCGTAGGTGATGCCCATGGCAGCGGCCACCGCACGGAACTGTTGGCGCATGAATTCGGCGTACGACGATCCCACATCAGCAGGCGCTGAGAACTTGATATCCTCGCCCGGCTCCAGGATTTGTAGCGTGCCGGGCTCCATGCCCGCGAGCGCCACGCCGTTGGCATCCGCTGCCGACTCACCCATCAGGTTGTCTTCGGGCGCCATGCGGGTGATGAAGCCAGCGAACATGGCGGCGGTTTTCTTGCGTACCAGCTCCGCATCGTCGTACTGGTCCAGCTCGTTGAGCTTCACGAGCGCCCGGGTCAACCACGGCTCGCCCCGGATCTGGCCGGGACGCAAGGGGCGAAACAGGTGGATGACTTCACTCGCATCCACCCGCACCGTGTCCATGCCACCGCCGCCGGCACTGCTGGACATCGGTGCCAACAAGCCATCATTGGGGTGGGAACGGTACAGGTGGTAGGCCACCCGGCGACCCAGTCGGTCGAACTCGATGCCGGACCGGATGACGTTGCCACCCGGCAAATCCCGGTTCATGGTGGTTGGCAGGTGCTCTGCTTCCAGCACCTGAATCTGCAGCGCCACCGGCAGGCCATCTTCGGTGCGGCGGTAGCGCAACCGGACTAGCGCCTCGCCGCCTTCGAGCATGGCGCGAGTAGCGAGTGCCTGCAGACCGTAGAAGTCGGTGAGCCCTGCCGCGTCGGCCTGCTCGCACCAGTCCCACCACAGGCTGTGGATGGCTTCGCGCGTAGCCTGGTCTTGCACCATGCTCTGCGGCTTGATGCCAGTACCGATCGCGTTGGCCACAAAGGCTTCGATGCCGGCGGCAGCCCAAGCGTTGCGCCTGACTAGGTCACGGCTTTTGGCGCGCAGTTCGTCTTGGGCCAGCGACAGGGCTGCCACCGCACCGGGATTGCTGGGCATCCAGGCCAGTGCGCGCCGCCCGCCGCCGGTGCCGTCATAGACCGGCGTGCCACCGAACATGCGGCGACGCAGACTTTTGAACCAGGCCATCAGAGTGCCTTGCTCGTGGCGACACGGATCTGGCGCGATTTGGGTGCGCCGGATTCACGGGCCATGGTGGCTTCGACCTCTGCAATCGCCGCCTTCAGATCGGCCACGCTGCGGTACTCGATGCTTTTGCCCTCGTAGGTCACGCGGTGTTCGCCGCTGGCCAGAGCTTCGCGCAGGGCCTGCAGGTGTTCTGGTGTGTAGGTCATGCTTATTTGTTCACTCAAGTCATCCATCGGCTGCGCACCACGCGCCGAGCGGGCGCTGGCGTGCTGCCAGAAGTGCTGAGGCCACCGTCGAATCGCTGTTCTTGGGTGGCCTCGGGGGTTGTGATTTGTTGGGCAACGACTGGTGGGTCGGTGCCGAGTTGTTTTTCGAGTTCTTGCCAGTGCCGGTCTTCGAACCGGTCCAGACCAGCGGCCGCTGCCGCCGCCCGGGCATAGACGTAGCAATCCAAGGCCTCGTTGCGTTCGCGCATCTTTTGCCATTCGCGGTGGGCAAAGCCGTTGCGGTCACGCCGGGTGATCAACTGCTCGGCGCACAGCTGTTGCAGGTATTCCGCATCGACCTTAGGCAGGTGCACAAAGCCAGCCGGGTAGATCGGCGTGATGCCGTCTTCGGCCACCTCGGCGCTTTTGCGCAGGTTGTTGTAGAACTCCAGCTTGGCGATGCTGCCGGCCACCGGGAACACCTTGATGCCACGGCGCAGCTTCTTGCCGCTGGCGGTGGCGTCTACCGCTGTGGGCGTGCCGATCAGCGCTGCACCTCCAGCAATGCCCTTGATCGGCATGAGCCGCGCATCGCGCACGCTGCGTACAAAGGCGTAGGCCTCCTGGGTGGCGTAGCCGGTGTCCAAGGCCAGGCGCGCTAGACTCAAATGGCAGCCCGAACTGTGGGTCCAGGTCTCTCCCATGAGCTTGGCGAGAGCCGACCAAACTTCGGTTCGCGCCGTGTCGCCCATCAGGATCCGGTGCTCCACCAGCCATGCGGCTTTGCCCCGCCCGAAGGCCCAGATCGAGACTTCGATGCGGTCCTTCTGCACGTCGGCACCGGCAGTCAGCAGCAGACCGCCAGCGGGCACGGTGCCGATGCGGTAGTCCTCGCGACGTTCCAGCAATCGTTGCCAGTCCGGCGCCTCGCCTTCTTCGACCCAGGTCTCACCCAGTTCGGTGTTCTTGAAGGTCTTGATGGCCGAGGCCGAGCGGGAATCGGACATGGCTGCCGACTCCCAAGCCCGCGCGATCTCGATCCAGCTGCGCCAGCCCACCGGGCTGTAGAGGCTCGACAGATGAAACCCCGCCGTGCGCCCGGCTTGTTCTGGCGCACACGCCTGCCACTGGCCGTTGTCCAGCATCCAGGTCTTGTGGTGCTCGGCAATCGGTTCACCACAGCCTTCGCAGATGTAGGCGGCCGTTTCCGGCTGGCCCCGCTCCCAGCGCAGTTGCTCAAACCGCAGCCACTGGCGGTGGTCGCAATGCGGACACGGCACGAAGTACCTTCGCTGGTCTGATGCCTCAAACTCGCGTTCGACCGCACTGGCCCCGGCAATCGTCGGGGTTGAGACGATCAGGATCTTGCGCCGGGCAAAGGTGCGGGTTCGCGCCTCGGCCAGAGAGATCGCATCACCTTCGCCTTCCACATCCAACGGATAGCCGTCGACCTCGTCGAGAAACAGGTAGCGCACCGGCATGGAACGCAGGCCCACCGCACTGTTGGCGCCGGTCATCACCAGCACGCCGCCATGGAACTCCTTGGCGAGGATGGTGTTGCCCGAATCGCGGCTGCGCGCCGGAGCGATGCGCTCCTGGATGGCGGGGCTTTCCTCGATCAGCGCGTCAATGCGCTGCTTGGAGGCCCGCTTGGCCATCTCGACGGTGGGCCACACCGCCATCATCGGACCTGGGGCGTGGTGGATCACGTAGCCCACCCAGTTCAGACCCAGCTCGGTCCCGCCGACCTGTGCGCCTTTCATGAACACCACCCGCTCAATTGGCGACATGGGTGACAAGCAATCCATGATCTCGCGCAGGTAGGGCGTGCGGCTGGTGCGCCAGCGGCCTGGTTCGGAGGCAGCCTTGCTTGAGAGCACGCGGTGCTTGTCGGCCCATTCGGAGACGGTCAGCAGCGGATCGGGGGTGAGACCCTCGCGCCAGGCGCGCTCGATGGCGTCCCAGCCTTCGTAATACAGCTCGTCCATGGTCAATCTACCTTGGCTTGCAGGTCGCCCAGGTCTTGCAGTTGCTGGCGCACCGCAGCGTCCAGCGCCACATGCAAGACGTGCGCATCGACGCCGAGCCCTGCGGCCATCTGCGACGAGATGCGTGCTGGCCAGTTGAGCCAGGCATCGCGCTCAGCACGGGCCAGCTTGAAGACATGGGCCACGGCCTGCGACCGATCGACCAGTTCGCCCTTCAAGCGGGCAAGACGCACCTTGTTGGTCTGCGCCTTAACCACCTCGTTGACGGTGCGGGCTTGCAGCAGTGAAGTGCCGCCCGATGAGAGCCCTGGTGTTGGTGGCTCAGGCGCATCTCGCACCACCTTTGCGGCAGCTTGCGGAGTCTCGCGGGTTACTGCGGACGCCTGCGGAGTCTCTCTGACCTCAGCAGTCACCGACCGCCGAGTCGGTGTGGTGTTGGCCGCCCACTGGGCATCGGCCACCACCGGATCGATGGTGCCATCCGGCAGTTGGCTGATGCGCCCGGTGTCGATGGCCTTCTTGACGGCCACGTGCGACACGCCGCGATGGCGCGCGTAGGCGCGAATGGACAGTCCCATGGTGTTGATCTACTCAGTGCAAGTGGGTGGCCTCCTGGAGGTAGGGGTCAGGCAAAGGCGAGTGAATCACCCGGGATTAAAAAGCGCTTGGCTTCTGTGGCGCACAGCGCGTGAATGCAGATGTCGATTGACAAGCAACCCACCAAGGAGCCCCACATGGCCAAACCCAAGCAACCTACCGCACTCTCCCCCGACGAAGTCGAGCTCTTGCTCGAATCGATTGCCCTGGACCACCTGTTCATCGAAACGTTGGTGACCCAGCACAGTGACCGCCTGGACTTTCACGACGTCAGCGTATGGGGTGTCAAGAGCGCCTTGCAGGCCGCGTTTGATGCTGGGCTGCGTGCCGCCGGCGGCGCACCGAAGCAGGCCGTGCACCGCGTGCGCAAAGTCACCGCAGCACATCAAACCAGTGGCAACGGCAGCGCCGCCACCCTGCAAGCGTGAGGGAACCATGACCACCGCACTCAACCCCAACCAGCAGGCCATCCTGGAGCACGCCGTTCAAGACAGCGGTGGCAAGATCGCCTGGTTCCCCGAGCACATCAAGGGCGGCGCTCGCGCCAAAGTGCTCGAAGGCTTGTTCAAACGCGCCCTGATCACGCCCGACGGCGATGACTGGGTGGTGGCCGCCGAGGGTTATGACGCCCTGGGCCTGCCCCGACCGGGCGCCTTGCCACCGACCATCACGCTGGACGATCCGGAGCTGGAGGCCGATGTCGCCAGTGCCGAGGCCAGTTGGCAGCAGCCCGCCAAGGGCAAGCCGGTTCGCACCCGCGCCGACAGCAAACAGGCCCTGGTCATCGGCCTGCTGCAGCGCCCCGAGGGCGCCACCATCGCGCAGATCATGGAGGCCACCGGCTGGCAACAGCACACCGTACGCGGGACCCTGGCCGGCACGCTCAAGAAACGCCTGGGGCTGGTCATCACATCAGCCAAGGAGGCAGGTGGTCAGCGGGTGTACCGCATCGAGTCCACGTCAGCAGGCACCGCCACCACCACTGAATCGGAGGCCGCATGAACGCCCGTCCCAACTTGGCGCGGATTGATGAACTGGGGCAGCGCCTGGCCGACCAGGCGTTTCACACCCTGATCAGCCTGTGCCCCGAAATCCGCAGCGCCAGCCCGACGCGCCAGGAGGCGGTGTGTGCCGCGATGCGCGCCAAGGTGGCGCCAAGCATCGACCGCCTGCTCGAAGACGCGCGGCTCGCGCCCTGTTTGGCCGAGGCGGCGTTTCACAACGCTGTGCTCACCCTGGCACTGGCCGGCGTCGAAGCCTTGCAGGCCAAGGCCGCCAGCCCCAAGTACCGATCCAACAGCCCAACCACCACACCAACCAGAAAGGCACTTCATGCCCAGCATGTCCATCACCATTGAACGCACCCCCTTGACCCTCCAGTGGGAGGGCCAGGAGATTCAGGTTGAGCAGCTCGGGATCCGACTGCCCTTTGTGCGCAAGCCCGAGAACCTCAAGGACATGAGCGCCAGCGGCGACTACATCGTCTACGTCACCGAGACCCGGACCATGACGCCCGAGGAGTTCGATGGGTTTGCTGCCAACCTGCTGGTCTCGCGCGACTGGCTGGCCGGCAAGGGCGGCTATGTCGGCCAGGGACGCCTGTGCGTGGAAGTCCATGCCCCCGGACGCCCTTACCTCTATGTCGATCCGTCGGGCGGCGACTACGCCCGTTATGTTGCGGCCATATTTATGTGATCCAAGATTGGTTTCTCACTAGAAAGGGCATCTCCAACCCGTGTCTTGACACAACATAATTTCAGCGTTCAGCTGGCAGGTCCACCAACTTTTGGAGACTTGCCATGTTTGACTACCTATACGCCAAGCAATATGCCATTCAGAGGCAGCGCGATGGTTTATTCGCTCAGGAACGTGAGCGCTATCTACAGCACTGTCATTCGACGGGAAGCACGCGTGTCACCTTGCAGGTCAAAGGCCAGGCACTTTTGCGATTTGCCAACCACATGCGAATCAGCGATCGAAATGGCATGGATCGACAGCGATTTGATGAAATTGTCGGTCTTGTCACGGAAAGCAATCCGAGCCCTGGTGCAATTTATGGAGTGAAAAAATGCAGTCAGCCATGGCTCCGATTTCTTGGCTGGCTGGTAGAGCCAGAGAATCCGAAATTTTTCATCGAGGAGCTTGAAAGCTACGTATCTTGGATGCGCGACGAACGAGGTCTGTCCTCTTCGACAATCGAGCAGTGGACAGAACGACTGACATCATTTCTTTGTTGGTATGGTGGCAGGGGAAAAAAATTCTCACAGATCAACATCCATGACATCGACGCTTATTTCGTGGAAATGGGTAAAAACTGGGGGAGAACCTCATCCGCATACATAGTCACCATGCTGCGGGTCTTTCTGCGACATGCTGCATCCACGGGAAAATGTGATGCTCGTCTACCCACACTGATTGATCGCCCTCGAATTTACAGGGATGAAGGGTTGCCTTCAGCACTTGAATGGCCCGACGTCCGGCGTCTACTGACAAATGCGGATTCCGGCGCGTCGAATGACATTCGAGATCGGGCCATCATGATGCTGATGGCCATTTATGGGTTGCGAACATGTGAGGTCGCTTCCTTGCGTCTCGATCAAATTGATCGAAAAAATTCAACACTGTTGATTCAGCGCGCCAAGAATCGAAGACCGCAGATCTATCCACTGATCGCCTCTGTGGCAGACGCTTTAGATCAGTACATCAGTACCGTTCGACCTGCAGTCGAATGCCCAGAAGTTTTTATTCGATTTGCAGCCCCACTATCTCCGATATCTCGAGCGGGATTGAGTACAACAGTACATCGCAGAATCAAAGAACTTGGCGTATCAATCAAGCGATCAGGTCCACATTCACTCCGTCACGCATGTGCCGTCAGGCTGCTCTCAGAGGGGTTCAATCTAAATGAAATTGGTGATCACCTTGGTCACCAGAGTGCATCTGCAACCAGGGTGTATGCCAAGACAGATGTGAGGGCATTACGTGAAGTCGCGGCATTTGATCTGGGAGACTTGTCATGAAAGTCTCTCAAGTCATCAGCTGCTATCTCGTGTCGCGTCGATCGGTCGGTGTCAGATTGGAAAGCGCTGAGCGCACGCTTTACCAATTCGCAAAGACAGTGGGCGACTGTGAATTCAAGAGGGTCTCACCTAAATCAGTGTCCAAATTCCTCATGGGATCTGGCTCAATTAGCAACTCTTGGTACCTAAAATACAAACTCTTGAATGGACTGTACCGATATGCCATAGCTCGTGGATATGTTGACAAGGCACCACTGCCGAGCGATATCCCGGCATTGCCGCCATCGCTGACGCCGCATGTTTACTCGACTGAAGAGATTCAACGATTACTTGATGCCACAGTGGTCATCAACAATCCGTGCTGTCCATTGCAAGCATCTTCTCTGAAGTCGCTTCTGATCTTGTTGTATGGCACGGGACTTCGTGTCAGTGAAGCTTTGTCGCTGAAGATTTCGGACATCAATCTTGCTGAAAAAATCATCACAGTACGTGATACCAAGTTCTACAAAACGCGGCTGGTCCCACTGGGTGAAAGGGTTTCAGAGGAGCTCAAGCACCACATAATCCGACGAAATTCTCTTCCAATGCCAGACGGAGTGGATTCAGCTGTATTTGCCATCCGATCTGGTTCTGCTCTTGGGTACAGGCAGGTCAACGATTGGTTTGTTCAGGTTAGAAACGCTGCAAGAATAGGTGCCCCACCGGGTGAAAAAAAACCACCGCGATTACATGACCTCCGTCACACTGCTGCAGTGCACAGAGTCATTCACTGGTATCGATCTAACGAGGATGTACAACGTCTCCTTCCCCATTTGGCGACGTATCTCGGCCACATCAAAATTAAATCCACACAGCGTTATTTGACGATGACTCCAGAACTCCTGGAGGAGGCAAGTCTCAGGTTTGCTGTGTACGCCGAAATGGAGGTCGATCATGCGTGATCTCAACCTCCTCGGCCCGTGGGTTCGTCGATTTCTGCTTGAGCATTTGGTGGCTGAAAGGAATCTGTCGCACAACACCCAAATCAGCTATCGCGACACCTTGTCATTGCTATTGCCATTTGCAGGCACCAAGATGCGCAAATCAGTTGACCGTCTGAACGTCTTTGATATCTCGCCTGGTGTCATTAGATCCTTCCTGGAAACAATCGAATCGGTCAGAAATTGCAGTGTCGCGACAAGAAATCAGCGCTTGGGCGCCATTCATTCCCTTGCAAAATTTATCGGGATGCGCTCGCCAGAACATGTTTCGTGGTGTGCAGAGGTAAGGTCAATTCCGTTCAAAAAATCGGCCAAGCCAATGATCGGCTATCTGGACAAACCTGAGATGGATGCGTTGTTGAATCAACCGCTCAGATCTACAGGCCAGGGTGCACGGGACTATGCCTTGCTACTGTTCCTGTACAACAGTGGGGCTCGTGCTGATGAGGCCGCAGGTCTCACCATCGATTGCGTACAAGTGGGTACATCACCTTGTGTCCGCATTCTTGGCAAAGGCAACAAGTTGAGGTTGTGCCCCCTTTGGCCCTTGACGGTGGCAGCACTTAAGCCGTTGATTTCTGACCGAGATGGCAAGGATCGTGTATTCCTTGGTCGAACAGGCGATCCAATGACACGGTTTGGGATCCATCGACTGGTCACAACTTATGCTGCGCTGGCCCTTGGAAATCAAAAGCCACTGAAATGCACACGTGTAAGTCCACACACCATCCGACACACAACAGCCGTTCATCTACTTCGAGCAGGCGTAGACATCAATACCATCCGTGCCTGGTTGGGGCATGTCTCAATTGATACCACTCACATCTATGCCGAGGTAGATCTTGAAATGAAGGCCAAAGCCCTGGCCAGTGTGAATATTGAGTCGCTGCCCAAACCCTCAAGCAAGAGAGGGTCAAACAAGTCTGTGATGACCTTTCTGAGCACCTTGTGACGCAATGTCGGAAATTATGTGCGCACGATTGCCTTTGCCTCCTCTGAGAGTCAAGTGGCGTGGTGATCTGTGCACATAAATATGGCCGCAACATAACGACCGTTATGTTGACGTCAACATAACTGCCGCTACGCGGCCCGTCTGGGCTAGTGGCTGTGACGCCACGCTGCCCTTCTTCTGCAAACAAAGCCTTGGCTTTGCATCGCAGCAGCGCGTCAATGGGGTCATTGCCAAATGATTGAACGGAGCCCCACCATGACCCTCGACCTCGACACCCTGATGCGCCAGATGACCGAGCAAAAGGCTAAAGATGCCTTGCTCACCGCCCGATCCACCCTGGAGCGTAGTCCGCGCGAGTTGGACCAATACATCGAGCGACTCGACACGGCCGAGACGCTGCACGACAAATCGCAGGTGATGAACTGGGCGCTCAACGCCCTGGCCTGCAACATCACGCCCAACCTGCGCTTGGACCTGATCGCCAACGCACAGGCCGAACTGGCCAGCGTCGCGAAATGATCACGGCCCGTAAAAATGATCGAGAAAGCCTTGGCTTCTGTACCCTGGAGCGCGTCAATGGAGTCATCGCCAACACAGAAACAGACACAGACATGGAGCCGATGATGACGACCACCCAGATCCCTGCCACTCAAAACGAAGCCTGGGGCTTTTGGGGCACGATGAATGATCAAGCCCAAACTGCCTGGCCGATCGCGATGACGGCGATCTCGGACGCCACCTTCCAGCCTCTCGAATCGGTCCGCGCCTTCCTGGACAGCCGCCATGGCCGCCACTTTGCCGACGATGTGTTGAACGGCCTGCACGCTGGATTGAACCTGCAGGATGCGATCCACGCCGCCACCCAACGCTGGATGGGCTGGACCATCGGTCGCCTGACCAGCAAGCAGCACGGGATTCCCAAGGGGCTGCCCTACCTGACGGGCTTTGTGATTCACTGCGAGATCGTCGAAGAGGCCCTGGCCGACTGACGCACCCGCAGGGCTTCAAAGCCCCGGCGCAGCGCGTAGCTGCGCACGATCGAGACGGTCGTGAAGATCAAGCCGATCAGCAGGTTTTCGGTGACGGTCACGGCCAGGCCGAACAGCGGGAACACCGCCATCTGCGTGACCACCGCCACAACATAACCCACCAGCACATTGGCGAGCGACTCCACCATGGACATCAGGCGCGACTGCTTCATGCGTCGTCCTCCGCTGCATCAGTCGTGACAGCCACACCTGCCAAAGCCGCCAAGTCGTTGAACTTGACCGCATCGGCTTCCCGGTAAGCTTCCTGCCCACTCCAGTCCTGCCAGCGGCGAACGATCACGTCCACGTACTTGGGGTCGAGTTCGATCAGCCAACCGATGCGGCCAGTTTTTTCTGCGGCAATCAGAGTGGTGCCAGAGCCGCCAAACGGGTCGAGCACGATATCCCCTGGACGGCTCGAATTGCGGATGGCCCGCTCGACCAACTCCACCGGCTTCATGGTCGGGTGCAGGTCGTTTTTCTGGGGCTTCTTGATGTTCCACACATCGCCCTGGTCGCGGTCACCGCACCAGTGCCGGTTCTGGCCTTCGGGCCAGCCGTAAAGGATGGGCTCGTACTGGCGCTGGTAGTCGGCGCGGCCGAGCGTGAAGGTGTTCTTAGCCCAGATGATGAAGGTGGACCATTTGCCACCGGCAGCACGGAATGCAGACTGCAGCGTGTCGAGTTCGCTGGAGGACATGGCAATGTAGGTGGCGCCTGCACAGCGCTCCAGCATCGGCGTCAATGCCACCAGCAAGAAGTCGTAGAAGCCATCGCCCAAGTTGTCGTTCAGGATCGGGCGGTCCTTGCCGCGCATCTTGTCCTTGGCGCTGTTGGCGTAGTCCACGTTGTACGGTGGATCGGTGAACACCATGTCGGCCTGGTCATCGGCCATCAGCAGCTCGTAGCTCTTGGGGTCGGTGGCGTCCCCACACACCAGCCGGTGATTGCCCAGCTCCCAGACATCGCCGGGACGGGAGATGGGAGTGGCCGACACTTCGGGCACCGCATCGTCATCCGTCTGGCCATCGACCGTGGTCTCCTCGCCTGCCATGATCTCGGCCAGCGCGTCGGCATCGAAGCCGGTGATGTCCAGGTTGAAGCCATCTTCCTGCAAGGACTGCAGTTCGATGCGCAGCATGGCGTCGTCCCAGCCGGCGTTTTCTGCGATGCGGTTGTCCGCAATGATGAGCGCTCGGCGCTGGGTGGGCGTCAAGTGATCGAGCACGACCACGGGCACGGTGTCCAGGCCCAGCTTTTGCGCAGCGGCCAACCGTCCGTGACCGGCGACGATCACGCCATCAGACCCCGCCAGGATCGGATTGGTGAAACCGAACTCGACGATGGAGGCGGCGATCTGCGCCACCTGCTCTTCGGAGTGGGTACGGGCATTGCGGGCGTAGGGCACGAGTTTCTCGGTGGGCCAGCGCTCGATTTGGGTAGAGAGCCAGGGTTCAGACATGGACCAACCCCGTTTCATAGACGGTCTTGCCCTGGTTCAGCTTGGCCGTGAGCAGCTGGGTGCGCTCATTCGAGATCGCCACTGCCAGGTGGGTCCACCGTCCGAACTCGTGAATGATCTGCACGCAAGGCAGCTTCAACTGGTGGACGGCCTGGCATACGAGCAACGGCTTCATGCCTGGCACGATGAGGTCAGCGGCACGCCCTTGCATGTGGTGACTGGTCGGACTGCCGCCGATCGCGCGGTTCAATGCCGGCGAGCGGTAGCCGGAGGTGATCACCACCGGGCGTTTGAGGTGCACGCGCAGCGGCTGCAGCACCAATTGACACAGCCGACGCAAGTTCTCGATGACCTCAGGGGTGGGCTCGTTGCTGATGCCACGGCGAGCGGCGGTCTCGGAGACCAGAAACTCGACCAGTTCGAAATGTTCAGACAGTTGCATGTTCGCTCTCTTGTCGATGCTCGGCTTTGCGTTGTTGAGCAACAACCTCAAAGGGTTCTGCGGTGGCGGCCAAGGTGACCGGCACGCCAGGGAAGTTCTGTTGAAAACGGAGCAGCGCCACGTCGACGTACTCGGGTGCGATCTCCACCGCGCGGCCAATACGCCCGGTGCGTTGGGCGGCCATCAGCGTGGTGCCGCTGCCGCCAAAGGGCTCAAACACGATCTCGCCTTCATCGGTGTACGCCTCAATGACCTCCACCGGCAGCGTCACCGGAAAGACGGCCGGGTGATCGATGTCCTTGCCGATCTTTCCCTTGTGGCGCATGACCCGGATGACCGAGTCGGGGATGCGGTGGTCCTGGGTCGGTTGACCGGCAGCGGTCCAGCCGTTGACCTGGCCATCCTTGCCGCGCATCGCGGTCGAGGATCCGTCGGCACGCAGGTGCGTTTCCTGGCCGGCGAACTTGCAGGGCACCGTCTTGTTGGGTTTGCGCGTTTGCCGGTTGAAGTGGAAGATGAATTCAAAGCTCGGCGCCAGGCGCCCCTGCCAGTCGCCGGGCATCCCCGGCCCCTGGTCCCAGACGTACCAGGCAAAACGCCGCCAGCCTTGGCTGCGCATCCAGTCGAGCCATGCGTTCCAATACGGGATGAACTCGTTGTCGCGGTGGATCAGGCCGAGGTTGACCAGCACCTGGCCATCGGCGGCCATGGGTACTTGCGCGAACACGCCGCGCATCAGGCCATCCCAGTCGGCGATGCCGCCGGAGGTGTAGTCGCGCTGGTTGCCGTAGGGAGGCGAGGTGAAACACAGACTGGCCTGCTCGCCCTGCATCAGGGTGGCGACCACTGCTGGATTGCTGGCATCGCCGCAGATCAGGCGGTGCGGGCCCAACTGCCAGACATCGCCCGGGCGAGAGATAGTCTGCTTGGGTGGCTCGGGAACGTCGTCTTCCTCATCGGCATCCGGCTCATCTCCAGACTCGCTGCCTTCCGCATCACCCAAGTCGCCCAGCATCCTGGCCAGCTCATCATCGTCGAATCCGGTAAGCAGCAGTTCGTATCCGGCCTCGGATAACTCGGCCAGTTCAAGCGCCAGCAACTCGTCGTCCCACCCGGCGTCCAGCGCCAGGCGGTTGTCGGCGATCACGTAGGCGCGCTTTTGTGCCGGGGTGAGGTGGCCCAGTTCAATGACCGGGACCTCGGGCAACTCCAGCTTGCGGGCCGCTGCCAGGCGACCGTGGCCGGCGATGATGCCGTTGTCGCCATCGACCAGGATGGGTTGCGTCCAGCCAAACTCCACGATGCTGGCCGCGATCTTGGCAATCTGCGCCGGAGAATGCGTGCGCGGATTGCGCGCGTAAGGCAGCAGCGCATCGATCGGCCGGTATTCGATCTGCAGGTTGGGCTTCATGGAATTGAAAAACCCGCCGAGCGTTGCCGCCGGGCGGGTTGGAAATATTCAGGGGGTGGTAACTGTCTGGGGTGGTGGTAACCACGGGCCGGTAACCTGGCCGGGTGGTAACCTGTTTTTCAGGGCAGACGCTATCGAAATCTCGCGCTGTTGCCCCCCGCATACCGTTTTGGCCAGGAAGGACCCATCGATTTTCCGCAGGAGTCCGCAATCATCTGATTGGCATCAGCCCTCAGGGGTTTCTATTGATCCGCATCTGTCGGGATGGGCCGCTGCAATCCAAAGATCACATCCACTGCCCACACCGCTGTCCTGACCATAGCTGAAACTGTAGGCCGAAACCGGGTAAAACGCGACAGGGGATGTTTTGGCATCCGTCATCACCATCCCGCGTCACCCCGCGCAAGCCATCAACTTGCCGCGACTTCACTCAATGGCCTTGGTTCAGGTGCAGAGTGACCAGATGGATGGCGGCATCAAAGCGGCGCTGAGCGGTGCGGGCTGCGCAGGCAAACCGCCGACCGATCTGCTCCCAGCGATAACGGTTTGAACGCATCCACACCAGATGCCGCTGCTCCACCTCCAGCCAATGTACCCAGCGCATGGTCTCGAGCATCCTCTCCACCGCTTGGGGGCTGGGCGGCATGGGGCGGTACAGCCGCTCAGGGTCCGGGTAACGCTCGGGCACCTGGAAGGCCAAGGTCATCCATGGGTTGAAGTACCCACCCGGGCGAACCCGGGGTAGCTTGTGCGCGGTCTCGGCAGCCTCAGCGAAGCGGGCCGCCACGTCCTCGACAGTCCATTCGGTACGTGTCTCAGTCATGGCGCTTACCTCCATCCCCGTAGAGACGCTCGCCGAGCCTGCGCACGAATTGCTTTTCGACCCAGTCCAGCCGGTCGTCGTGCTCGGACACCACCAGGATGTGGTCGGTGCGCCAGCCTTCACGCTTGATGGCGTCAAGATCCGGTGTGGTCGGCTGCAGATTGCCCAGAGGGCAGCGATAGCGGTATTGCAGCACTTTCATGTCACATCCCCTCTGCGGCCATCTCACGGGCCAGGTAGAGCAAGGCGATGGCATCGGCCTCGTTGTCATCAGCCGGGGCGTGGCCACGTGCACGGACGGATGCCACCATCTCGTCCTTGCTGGCGTTGCCCTTGCCAGTCGCATGCTTCTTGATCGTGCCGACCGGGATGCCCTGGTACGGGATCTGATGGTGCTCGCACCAGGCGGTCAGCTGTCCCATGAACCCGCCGTAGGCGTGGGCGGCGTCGACACCGACGTGGCGGCGGACTTCTTCGAAGATGACGTGATCAATGCCGTCACTGCACTGCTTGATGTCAGTGAGCCAGCGTTTGAATCGCAGGAAGCGCATGCCGCCGCCTTCGAAGCGTTGGGGTTTGAAGGATTGGCTGCCACTGGTGATGCTGCCGTCGCGGCAGGCCAGTGCCCAGCCCGTTTGGGTGCCCAGATCGAGGGCGAGGATGGTCATTGTGTTCATTGGTCACTCCATGTGTTTTTGGCATTTGGTGACCGAAGGTGACCCGTTTCTCGTTATCCGCTCGCGCCTGCGCGCGTACACGTGTAGAGAGATAACGAGATGCCGGTCACTTTCGGTCACCCATTCGGGTCAGTCATCGCGATAGGGCATGTAGCCACCCGGATCGCGGGGTTTGAGCGACAGGCCGGACAAGGCCTTGGCCCCGCCATGCAGGCGTGTGCGGGCAAACCCACGGTTGATGAGTTGCTGGGTCAGCCAGCGACTGGTGCCCACGTACTCACCGCGCCGCTCGGCACGCTCGCGCCAGCGCTGATAGATCGCGGAGATCGCCTCGCGCGCCACGGGCGACTGCTGGCAGTCCTCGTCCAGGAACTCGCCAATGGCGTCTTCCTCTTCGAAGTACTCGTCGGTGGCATCGAGCACCTGCTGCGGCGGATCGAGCCGGCCCAAGCGCTGCCACTCCAAACAGCCCTGAACGGCCCAGGCCAAAATTCCGTCTCGCTCCGCGAGCAGCTTTTGCTGCAGATGCTTGTCTCGCCGCTCCGGAGGCACGGTGATCGTGAACGGGATGAGGTGAAGGCGCCGCTTCATGGCCTCATCGATGTTGCGGATCGCCGGTTTGTGATTGCCGGCCACGATCAGCTTGAATTGCGGCATGAACTCAAAGAAATCCTGGCGCATGAAACGGGCAGAGATCTTGTCACCACCGGTCAGGCTCTTGACCTTGGATTCGGCCCAGCGCCGCCCTTGCTCGGTCTCGATCGCTGCGACGAAGCGTGCCCCGCGCAAGCTGGCCATATCGGTCGGATGCCGGTCCGTGCGGGTTTCCATGAACGTGTCCATGGGCGCATTGGTTGCGTAATCACCCAGCATGGTGGCCAGGGTGTTGACGAACACCGACTTGCCGTTGGCACCCGTGCCATACAGAAAGAACAGAGCGTGCTCACGGGTCGACCCCGTCAGGGCATACCCCGCCATGCGCGCCAGATAGGCTTGTAAGGTCTGATCACCGCCCGTGACTTCATTCAGGAATTGCCGCCATGTGGGGCAGTCCCCCGATGGCGTGGCGGTCGTGATCTTGGTTAGCCGATCCAGGCGATCGTGAGAACGCAGCACACCGTTCTTGAGATTTACCACGCCGCCCGGCGTGTTGAGCAACCAGGGATCCGCGTCCCACTCATCGGCAGTAGCAGCATGACGCCGGTCGGAGCGTGCGAGCCGCTCCAACCCAGCCACGGTGCCGCTGCTGGCAAGTTTGGCGGCTACCCGGTGCGAATCGGCCTTGAGGGCTGCCTCACGACAGATCTGCCGCATCAGGTGGTGGGCCGCCAGAGTTTCCTCGGTTTGCCAGCGCTTCCCGGTCCAGAACACCCATTTGCCCCACAGGGCAACATACCGCCAGTCCTGCGCATAACGGCCGGAGAAAGTCAGCGCCAGAGCGTCTTCCGTCGCCCAGACCGATTGCTCGGTCGGATCTGCCGCTTGTGCAGACTCGGGGGTCGATGGCTGAAACTGGATGCGCTCGCCATCGGCAAGGAAGCCCTGTACATCAAAGCTTTCGGCAAGTGCATCGGCCGCATCCCACCCATCCGCAGCGCCCTGCGGCGAATCTTCCGTCGGATTGGCTGGCGGCATCAGCACCGCGCAATGATGCGCACCGGCCGCCATGACCGCCTCGGCCGCATTCATGGCGTAGTCCCAGCCGGGCTTGTCGCGGTCGGGCCAGATCAGGACATCCTTGCCCTGCAGGGGTGACCAGTCGGTCTTGTCGATGGGCGCATTGGCACCATGCATCGCGGTGGTCGCGCAATAGCCGGCATCGATCAAGGCCTGAGCGCACTTTTCTCCTTCGACCAGAATCACCTGCTCTGCATAGACGATGCCAGGTTGATTGAACAATGGTCTCGGATCGGGCGGCGCCATCTTGCGGCGCTTGGCATCCCATGGCCGAAACTCCTTGCGGCCCGGAGCCGGCTCGTACCGATACACGCAGGCAATCAGACTGCCGTCGGCGGCCAAGTAGTCCCATTTCGCCGTGGCGGGCCCCAACTCATCCACGGGCGCGCTGGCCTTGCGTTTGACGGGCGACACAGCGGGCGCGCGGCCGAGCAGTTCGCGGGCGAAACCCAGCACTGCAGCGAAATCGCGATGGGTGTCCCAGTGACGGTGCGCGGCGATGAGCGCAAAGATGTCCCCACCATTGCCCGTGGCGCGATCGATCCACAGACCGGCACGCTCACCGTCGAGCTCAATTTCCAGGCTGCGCCCCGGACTGCCCAAGACATCGCCGACCACGAATTTGCCGTGCACGACCTTGCCGGCCGGAAACAGGGCACACAGCACGCCCTCCAGTCGAACCAACAAAGCGGCGCGCAACTCATCCCGCTCGGCATTACCGCCTGTAGGAGAGCCAACATCGTCATGACCATTGAAATCAAGCATGGCCACCTCCTTCGGTGGCATCTGCCGGATTCAGGTAGCCCGCCTTGATGGCAATTTCGCGCATGAAGTCGGGCGACAGGCCGACTTGATCGCACCAGAGCTCTAGGCGACCATCCTGGAAAAATCGCCGGGCCTCGGCACGCTGATGCTTCGAGGGCGAGCACAGGTCAACGAAGGCCTGTTTGATCACCGCCACGATCAGCCGCGATTCCGGACATACAACCGCGACATGGCGCAGCAGCAGGCGCTCCAGAAGGGATGCACCGATCAAGGGTTTCTGGCGACGGGTGCTCACCGTCAATGCCTCGATGACGGGTTGAGGAAGACGTGCATTCATGAGTGCGCCCCCAATGCGTTCACACCCTGCTCGCTCCAACACCTTCGCGCCCAGGCGCAGTACTTGCACTCGTAGAAACTCGGCTCGGCTGCCACGCGCGGTAGCAACTCACCGGCCTCGGTGGCCTGGATGACCTTGACGGCCCGATCCGACATGCGCTGCGCGAGCGCCGCATCAAACGGCACCAGTTCCAGCCAGAGCTCCTGGGTGTCCTTGTTGATGGCGGTAAACAGTGCCGGTTGGGATGCGATGCCAGGAATGCTCGGCTCCATGTACGCCTGGTAGATCGCCATCTGTGCGGCGTAGATGGGCTTGGTGACAGCTACCCCCTTCTTGGCGGTGTCGCGCCAGTTCTTGTCGTTCATGGTTTTGCACTCCCAAAGCATGGGAAACGACAAGTTCAACGCGGCGGGAGCACCGGCAATCACGCCGTCGACATGCCCCTGGATGCGGCCGCCCGCGACTGAGAAGCCGAACTGCTCGCCATCCTGCTTGCGGGTGTAGAGGTCGAAGCCAGCAAGGCGCAGCCAGCGGATGGCAAGTTCCTCCATCACATGGCCGACCTCAAAGATTCGCAGCGTGCGACCGGGCAACTCGGCGCCGTCGTCGACCGGCGCATCGACATACTCGTATTGAAGGGCGCGCTCGCACGCCACGCCAAGACGGGAAGCACCCAGATAGCGCCGGCGTGCCTGCTGACTGCGCTCTGCTTGCAAGGCGGCATCCAACAGCGCCGACACCTGCTCGTGAAATTTGGGTTGATGGTTCAGGTCAATCATCAAAAGGGAATCCTGTGGTGGTCGCCACCCGTCGAGACAGAGGCCTGACGGCTGGCACGTTGTTCAAAGAAGGCTCGGTCGCGCTCTGCCATGCGTTCGTGCTCGACCAGCATGTGTGCCTGATAGGCGTCGACCACGACCTCCACCAGGCGCAGGACTTCATCCTTGTCGTAGTCGGCCAAGGGGCGATCCATGCCGATGGAGGCGACGTACTCACCCAAGGGGCCGAGTGCGGATCGCATAGCGGCGATCTCCATGTCGCTGGGATCAATCACGGCGTCCTCCTGAAACTGGCTCATGCGTGCCATGAGCTTGGAGAACGCGTTCTGACACCGCATGGAGCAGAACACCCAGCGATCGCTGTAGCGACGAGGGTCGGAGCGCCGCAAGCGCGGGTTGAAATACCCCAGGCCTTTGGCTTGGCGGGCGCACACTGCACATTTCACGCAACCTCCCGAAGCTCAGTCATCACCGCGTCGTTGGCAGCGGTGACCAAACGCTGGATAGCGGTCTTGTTGAACTGAAAGGTCAGCAGCGCTGAGGCCTGATAGCGGGTCAGGCTGAAATCAGCACGCAAGGGTGCAGGCAGGTAGCGCAGTTGCCCGGGCGTGGGCGACTCCTGCAACCAGCGACGCGTCTTGTGGGCGGCATCGTCGACTTCCTGGTCATTGAGCCAGTCGTTGGCCTGGGCCAGACACACCGTACGCTCACCGGCACCCAGCAAACGGGCGGAAATTTTTTCAGCGCCGCCCACCGCATACCAGCGCCCGCCAAGGAAGAAGACCCCCGCCCAGGCTTTGAAGCCCGTGGCCAGCAGAGCACAGTCATCGCCGAAGAGATCGCACCAGGCAAAGTTGGAGCGCTTGAGCAGGTCGATTTCGGTCATCACGAAATCGCTGATCTGATGCCGCGTCTCCTCGATCTCCCTGGCAAAACTGTGCCCACAGAGCGGGCACTCGCGACTGGCCATGGGTACTTCTGCATCACACTGCGGGCAGTGCTTGGTCGGTGCCTCACCGTCACCGGCGAAACCATCGAGATCAACTTCCTGCTCCAGACTGCCGTGACGCAGCGATGCGGTACCGAAATCTAGTACCACGCAGTCCGTCTTGATAACGCCCGGGTGTTCGGCAGGATCGACCACGCGAAGGCCGCGCCCGACCATCTGGATCAGGGTGGATTTGTAGGAACTGGGCCGCAGCAGCACGATGCACGAGGTGGGCGTGTAGTCGTAACCCTCTGTGAGCACGGCGACATTGACCAGCACCGTCACATCGCCGGTTTCATAGGACGCCAGCGTGGCCTGACGTTCGGCAGGGGTCATCTCGCCATGAACCACAGCGGCCTTCACGCCTGCTGCAATGAATGCATGACAAACCGCATAGGCGTGATCGACCGTGGCGGCAAAGGCAATAGTCTTGCGTCGGGCAGCATGCTCCTGCCAGTGTTGAACCACCGCCGCATTGACAGGCGTGGTGTTCATGATCGACGCCACGGCATTCATGTCGTAGTCGTCGGTCAGCTTGCGCACACCGTCGAGCGCGTCGCGGGTGCCGACATCCACCACAAAGGTGCGCGGCGACACCAGATGGCCAGAACGGATCAATTCACCCAACCGGATCTGATCCGCGACGTTGGAAAACACTTCCCGCAGCCCTTTGCCGTCGCCGCGATTAGGTGTGGCAGTCACGCCATAAATCAAGGCATGCGGGTTCTTGGCCAGAACGGTATCGATGACCAGCCGGTAAGTCGGCGCCGCGCAGTGGTGGGCTTCGTCGATCACCAGCATGTCCAGCGTGGGCATCTGCTCAAGGTTGCGTGCCAAGGTTTGCACCATGGCGAAGGTGGCTTGACCCGACCAGGATTTCTGACGGGCATCGAACACGGAGGTGGTGACGTGCGGATTGACCCGGCCAAACTTGGCCAGGTTTTGCGCAGTCAGCTCATCCCGATGAGCCAGAACACACACCTTGGCATCCCGGTGTTGCAGAAACTCACCAGCCGTGCCGGACAGGCAAATGGTCTTGCCTGCACCGGTCGGTGCCACACCGAGGGTGTTGCCATGGGCCTTCAGGGCCGTAACGCAGCGGGTGACGAACTCCCGCTGCCGAGGACGCAGCATCATGGGAAATCCTCCTTATTGCGCCCAAGCGGGACGGGTGGGAACAGCCGGCGAAGATGGGGTAGATGGGGTGGCGCTCGGCGGCGCAGCGGACGCAGGGCTGGACATCCGCGCAGGCTGTCCCATCAGGGCGGCGTATTCCTTGTGATCCGGCTGAATGGCGGCCTTGATGACGTTCTTGTCGTCGCCGTTCTGATCTTTCTCGACATCGATGCGAGCGACAAACTCCACGCCATCCAGATCGGCGAAGCCCTTGATGCGGCGCGCGCTTTGCGCCTGCGGCGAGTTGTCGGCCGGGTGAATGCCGCGTGCCGAGTTCAGGATGGCGCGCAGAAAACTGCGGCCGATGTTGGTCCACTCGGGACCCTTCGGGCTGGACAAGCCAATCAGCCCGAACACCACCCGTTTGGCAAACGGTCCCTCCAGAATGGTGAACTTGGCATTGAGGTAAATCGCACCGGTCTTGTCAGAGCGGGTCGCATAGCCGCCCGTCCAGCCTTGGCTCGGATCGTCATAACCGCCCGGGCGAATGGCCATGATCACCTTGGCCAGGGTCTTGGGCGGAATCAGGGCGTATTCGCGCTGGTCCTCGGCATCGTTGAAATCGTTCCAAGCGGCGTTGTGGTTGTAGCTGTTCATGAAAACTCTCCTGCTTATTGCGCGCGCGGCGCGGTGATCTTGGAAATGAGGCGGCCCAGATGTGGCTCCTCGACGACCTCCAGTCGTCCGGAACGGTCTTTGGCGGGATAGCCCCAGGGGTTGATGTGCTGGCAAACGAAGGCTCGATAAGGGGTGCCGTCGTCCGACTTGAGCACCACCATCGAAATGACCTGATCGACGATGCCGGGCAACTCCAGTGCGGCTTTGGAGCCCTCGATCTGCGGGCTGAAAACCTTGCGGTTGAAGTCGTCGAGTTTTTCGTCGAGGATTCCCACCAGCCAGATGTCTTTGTCACGGACATGCTGCAACTGGGTGAGCCACCCCACCAGTTCACTGGCATGCAGGCCGTAAGCGCCCCGCGTGTCAGGCTTGCCAGTTTTTTCGGAGAAGGCCTGCGGCTGCCCCTTGGCCCACTGCAGACACAGCCGCCCCGCAACCGTGATGGAGTCGACGAAGATCAGCGAGTACTTGGCCAGCATGGCCGGATCGCCGAACAGGGCGCACACTTGGTCGTAATGCGCCTGGCTGTAGGATTGGTCGTCGCGCAGCGCCGGATTGGGTCCGCCTATATAACAGGCCAGATCCCGGCATTCCTGCCAGGTGCGCGGCCGCACGCTGTCACCAGGCCAGTCCAGTACCGCCAGATCCCCGGCTTCCAGATCGATGAACAGCGTGCGGGCCGCATCGGCAGTTTTGAGGAGCGTGGTTTTGCCGACACCCGAGGGTCCAAGGATGACGCCTTTGGAGCCACGCTTTTCGGCGAGGCGCTGCTCGGCGGTGATGAAGGGAAAACTCATGTCAGACCTCCCCATCAAAGATCTCAGTGACCTTGTCCGTACCGAGCGCACCACGGGCGCGAGCCAGGTCGTGCAGGCGGCGCAAGGAATGCAGTTGGCAGGAGATTTCGGACGAGCGGGCTTCCAGCCCCTGGATGGCAAAGGCCAGGTCATCGACCGAGGCTTGGTCGAGGGGAAGGCGGTCGATGTCGGTCTGCCCGGCGTGGCCCGGCACGCGGATGGTTTCCGGCAGGTCGGACAGGGACAGGGTTTTCTTGCGCAGGGATTCGATCAGGTTTTTGAACATGGTGATTACTCCGAAAGCAGGGCGAGGCGGAAGCTGGGCTTGCCCACCTTCACGGTTCGTGCGGGGTTGAATTGCTCGCGCAGGGCACTGGCCCAGGCGGAGAACTTGGTCTCTGAGACGCGGTAGCTGACGTCGATGTATTCACGCGGGTTGTCGCCATTGGCGGCAATGCGTGCATCCAGGTTGGCCAGCAGTGCCTGATCCCACTCGACCTTCTTGGGCAGATCGGCGGTGATGCGCACATCGCCATCGTCGAAATGCACAACGCCACTGTCTTTGCCGGCGACCAGGCGCAGGTGCTTGGCGCGCTCGGCGTACTTCAGGTTCAACGCGTGTTCGATGTGATCGACTTCAGCCTTGGCACTTGCCAGGCGGTCGGCGGCGAGCGTCTTGAGCTGGAACAGGCTGCGAGCATCGAATGCGGCCAACTCGGTGGCCGGGATGGACACCACGTCCTGGCTGTGCGAGGGCAGATGGGGTAGGCTCATGCCACACCTCCTGCCACCACGCGTGACGACGTGCTGCTGTGCAGACTCCTCGCCTCGTACTCCTCGATGTCCTCGACGCGGTAGAGGACGCGGCCCTGCAACTTCAGATACACCGGCCCGATACCGGCGGATCGCCACCGCTCCAGCGTGGCCTCCGCGACATTCCAGCGCTCAGCCAGTTGGCGCTGATTCAGGTGTTTGACACTCACGTTGATCTCCTTTCAGGTGATTGCGAAAACGTGAGTGCAGTTTGGGATTCAGGGGGTGGGCAAACCGGTGGGCAAGGTGGACGCAAAGGGTGGGCAGATCAGGCAATTGCTGCCTGCGCCGACGTTTGCGTGAAAAAAATGCCTGCAGCAGGTGCAGGCAAACTGATGGGGGTTGTGATGCGGAGAAGAACTGGCGCCGCTGTGATCAGCCCATCGGTCCAAATCCAAACAACCGCCGTTGCTCGTCCCAGTCGACGGGCACCTCCGCCTGTCGCCCGCGAACCGCGTGAAGATTGAGGTGGCGCGGCTGCCGTCCATCCAAAATGGCCTGCACGATGTCGGGTGCCAATCGTGTCAACCGCAGCACTTCGGCCACCCAGCCTGGCTCAAGTTTCAACTGCCGCGCCAGCTCGGTCGCGTTAGCCACCTCACCACTGTCGAGCAACTTTTGCCAATAGAAGGCCTTGCCGATCGTGCGGATCATAGGCAAATCAAATGATGATCGGACCTTGGCATCTTCCTGACCAGGGGGTGCGATCAGCAGTTTCCGGGTGTGCCGACGCTTGATGGTCAAGGGGACGAAGGTCACCGCCGAGCCCCGGCTCTGGTATTCACGCGATGGACCCGACACCGAGATCTCGATCTTGCAACGTTGCGGGGTGGATTGGCTCATGCCATCACCTCCTCATCATGGCCGAGATGCCCCATGGCGGGCGCCTCCTTTTGCTCCACCACAAAGGGGTGCTGGGCCAGTTCGCGACGGAAGCGTTGCCAGCCGTCTTCACACCAGACGATGTCGAGGCCATTCGGGTGCAGTTGCACGCGCTCGATCAACAGGCGCATGATCCGATGCTGCTCCACCGGGAACATCTGCGCCCAGATATCCCCGATGCGGCGCATGGCCACCACGACCATCGCTTCATCGAGGGC